TACAAGAATTCATAGTTATGAATACATACATACACCTATTTATAAAAATAATACATTCACAAGATTGCTAAAAAACAAAAAGTCAAATATGTCCCCAGATTTGAATAGTATACCTCATTTCTGGACTCAAGGGAGAAAGAGGAGTCACCATATGTAAGGTTTCATCAGTATTCAAAACCATAGTACCAAACTCAGGAACAACAACTTTCCAATTATTATGGTCAGTCATATATTCTTCATTTTGACTATTCCAATCAATATCTTTATTATAATAAAGAAAAATTCCACCCCAATCAATATCCCAATATTTATTAAGATAAATCGTAGCAGCAAAGTTATATCCGTGATCTGTATGTTTTGAAATCCCAGAATAAGGTTGCCAGATATAAAACATTGTTGAAATATTGGAAGCAGTTGGTGGTAAGTAACTACCAACTTGATTTAGAATCATATCTCTTGTTTTATCACTAGTTGATGTGACAATACAAGAACCAGATATTGATTTCTTAATACCTTCAGACCAAAAGAGAGTGCTAGATTGCCATATTGGTGTTTTCTCTAATTCTTTAATTTGCTTTAAACAATAAAAAGAAAAATCTTCTTGAAGAGCATTTTTAATTACTTTCATTATCAAATAACATCAATTTCTTGATCTCCAAATCCTTTATCTTCCATTGACAAGTATTCAAGTTCTCCATCACCTTCCTTAACATCAATCCATTCGGAAAACTCTTCAGAAATTGCAACAGCATTCAGATAAGATTCTGTACAATCAACTTCAGTGAGATGTTCAATTCGTTCAATACACCAATCTCTAACTTGTACGACTGGTTCAATCTGAGTTTCCATAATAATCTTTTCGGAAGTATCTGCTGAGGATGTTGCTATTGTAGTATGCAGGTTCTCCGTTGTCAAGAGATTCGGTGAGGACATTATTGATGAATAGTCTTCGAGTCTCTTCGAAGTTTGTTTTGCCTTTTGTTTTATGTAATGATAGGATAGTTCGACTAAAATTTTGTCTGCCAATTTTGTCAATATCCTCTTTAAGTTCCGGGCAAGACCCATAATAATCCTTCCAGTTTGATTCCGATTTTACTTTACGTTTTTTACCTTTTGGAGTTCTGAACTGCCACAGATATTTTCTACCGATGTATTTTTTAGCATTGATTGTATTCTCAATCAAATAAACAAATCCATAGTAGTCACCAATGTCTTCAGAGGTAAAGGGCACTCCATTATAGAGCCAAGGATTCTCATAGTCAATATCTATACTCATCAATTATATCAAGGACTTCGTTTAAGTATTTATTGGCGAGTCCTTTGGAGTCCCAACCTGGTTGGTCCTTATACAATCTATCTTTTAGTCTTAACACACGAACTTTCATTTCGTCTTTGGTAAGTTGATTTTTAGGCATAAAAAAGAGGAGAATTACCTCCTCTATCTATGACGTTTATTCACTTTCATCTAACTTTTCCAACCAAATATAAGAATAATCATGGTCTCCAAAAAGCACATCATCATACTCTGCTGCTTGTCTGTATGCGTTCAGAATTTCCTCTTCACACCATTCATCATAATTGGAATCCTGAGAAAGTATCTTTGGTAACATCTTGTTTAATTCCTCCAACGATGTAACTCTCTACCTCTGTTTCTTGTGGAGCAACTTGAAGTCCTTTAGATGAAATCCAATTCTGTGTCCAAGGAAGTGGATTATTTGCTGCTGAGATATCATAAACAGGTCTAAGACCAATTGATTTCATACGGCGATTTGCAATCCACTCAACATACTGTTGAAGCAATTTATCATTCAAACCAATCATAGAACCGTCTTTGAACAAATAATCTGCCCAACGCTTTTCTTCATTCACAGCACGGTCAAACATCGCATAAACCCACTCTTCCTCTTCTTTAGCAATCTGCTTCATCTCAGGATCGTCACCTTCCTTCCACTTATTCAGAATGTTCTGAGTGATGGCAAGGTGTTGATTCTCATCACGAGCAATCAAAGAAATAATCTTGGCAGATCCTTCCATAAGTTTTAGTTCACCAAAAGCAAAACTACAAGCAAAGCTTACATAGAAGCGAATACCCTCAAGAATATTCACGTTTGCTACAGCACGATAAAGTTTTCTCTTTACCTCCTTAAGAGACTCCTGAGCATACGAAACACCCTCAAGACGATGCTTCCATTGATCAGAAACACCATAAAAATGTGCGGAGTTAATGAAGTCATTATAAGACTCTGTAACGCTCTCAGCACGCTCTAGAATGCGCTGGTCGCCAATGATAGTATCAAATACCACTGAAGGGTCAGAATAAACATTCTTAATGATGTAGGTATAAGAGCGTGAGTGAATCATCTCCATAAAACCCCATACTTCCATACACGCTTCCAATTCAGGAAGAGAGCAATAAGGAATAAATGCCATACCAGGACCACGACCCTGAACAGAATCAAGCATAATCTGATACTTCAAGTTAGAAGTATAGATATGCTTCTGCTCAGGGCGAAGAGTTTGATAATCTCCACGGTCCTTCTGAAGGGAGACCTCCTCAGGTCTCCAGAAGTATCCTAATTGTTGGGTAGTGAGTTTGTCGAAAACTGGATATTTGTAAGAGTCATATCTCTGAACTCCCAAAGGTTGACCAAAAAACATAGGTTGTTTTTTTGTATTCACTTGCTCAGTATTAAAAACCGTAATTCCTTTCATTTCATTCTTATCTTTGGTTGTTAGAAAATCGTATTGCATATGTCTCCTGAATTAAATCTTACAGCTTTCACAATCGTCTTCTTCAGACTCCATAATATCATTTAGTAAATTTTTCAGTTCCGATTTTTCATCAATAACTTCATCATTTTTTCTATCATAAGTGTTTTGATAGTAACTTGTTTTCCAACCATACTTAAATGTAGTAAGGAAATCCTGTGCCATCACAGAAACAGGAACTTCGTTATCTGGATAATTCTCTGGATTATAAGACCAGTTTCCACTGATTGCTTGGTCAAAATACTTTTGCATCATAGCAACAATATTAATATAACCACGATTAGACTCCATATCCCACAAAAGCGTATAGTTGTTCTTGAGAGTATGATACTGCGGAACAATCTGTTTGAGAACCCCTTTTTTGGATTTCTTAATGGACAAGTAATCTCTAGGTGGTTCAATTCCATTAGTTGCGTTTGACACAACGGAACTGCTCTCCGATGGCATCTGTGCGGACAGTGTTGAGTGCCTGAGACCGTGCTCCAGGATGGATGCTCTAAGACTTTCCCAATCATGCTGCAACTCTAAGTTTGAAATTTCATCTACATCCTTTTTGTATGTATCAATAGGGAGAATCCCATCAGCATACTTAGTACGACCAAAATCACTACACCATCCCTTTTCTTTGGCAATCTGATTGGATGCCTTGAGGAGGTAATACTGGAAAGATTCTGATAAACCATTTACAGCATCCCAAGCCTCCTGTGAATCGTATTTAAATCCAAGTTTCGCCAAATAGTGGGCAAGACCAATAAAACCTACTCCAAGCGATCTACGCGCCTTTGTAGCGCGTTCTGCTGCCTTTACAGGATACTTCTGATAATCAATCAGTTCTTCCAATCCACGAACAGAAAGTTCACAAAGTTCTTCAAGTTCTTCATCAGATTTTACTTTACCAACATTAATGGCAGAAAGAATACAAAGAGCAATCTCACCCATTTCATCATCAATATGTTGAATAGGATCTGTAGGTAGAGTAATTTCTTGGCAAAGATTACTCATATTCACTTTATCCTTAAAGGAAGAATGTGAATTACAGTGATCAATGTTCATAATATAAAGTCTACCAGTCTCTGCCCTCTCCTTTAGAATATCAAGAATGAGTTCTTGAGCTCGGATAGTCTTTCTTGGAACAGATTGATCTCGTTCATAAGATACATATAACTCGTCAAATCTATCAGTGCCAAAAGCATCATACAAACCAGGAACGTCGTGCGGAGAGAAAAGTGTGATGTCTTCGTTACGGATGAATCGTTCATAGAAAAGTTTGCTAATTTGAATTGAGTAATCTAATTTACGAACACGATTATCTTCAGTTCCTTTATTATTTTTCAGGACAATAATATCTTCTATTTCTTGGTGCCAGATTGGGAAGTGGACAGTTGCTGATCCACCTCGGATGCCATTTTGAGTGCAGCATCGGACAGTTGCTTCAAACTTCTTGAGGAAAGGGACAACACCTGTGTGCTGAACTTCTCCACCTCTGATTTTAGCGTTGATACCACGGATTCGGCCTGCGTTGATGCCAATTCCCGCCCTTTGTGCAACATACCTGCCAATTGCCATATCAGAGCTAAAGATAGAATCGAGGGAGTCATCAACATCAACAAGAACACAGCTAGCAAATTGTCGAAGTGGAGTTCGCACTCCTGCCATGATAGGTGTGGGAATGTTGATTTTGTGTTTTGAGATTGCGTCATAATACCTCTTAACATATGACATTCTAGTTTCTTTAGGATACTCTGCAAAAATAGTCAGAGCAATCATTATGTACATAAACTGTGGGGTCTCATATACCTTTCCAGTGCTTCTATCTTGCACGAGGTACTTATCAACGACTTGACGTAGACCTGCGTAAGTGAACAAATAGTCACGACTATGATCAATAAAAGAATTAGCCTTATCAATCTCTTCTTTAGAATATTTAAGGAAGATTTCCTTATCATAAACATCTGCCGTAGTACATCTCATAATATGGTCTTCAAGATGTGGAAAATCACGAATCATTCCATACAAAGATTTTCTAACCGAAAAAAGAAGAAGACGAGCAGCAACATATTGATAATTTGGATGATCAAGATCAATCAAATCACTTGCACTACGAATTAAAATTTCTTGAATTTCATGTGTGGAGATGCCATCATAAAACTGAATTCCAGACTTCATTTCAACTTGACTTGCGGAAACACCCGCAAGGTTCTTACATGCCTCATCAACCATAACATGCATTTTATCTAGGTCAAGATTTTCAATTCGACCATTTCTCTTAACCACTTTTGTTCCGTTGCTCATATTTTTTTCCAAGTAGTAAACTTAAGTTTTGCTTCTAATCCAGAGTAAGTATTACATTCTATCATATTCTGAACATTCAGTCCAGAAAGCACCATATCATTAATATCCTTTTCATTTATTGAAGAAGGCCAGATGACAACTTTTTGTCCAGTTTCGATAACACGGGAAATTCTTGATAAGATTTCTGAATTACGTGGTTCGTTATCATATACCCACACAGCATCGTTAATGCCCCACTTAAAAACATCACCATCAGCACCACATAATGCAATCGAATTGTTGATAAAGGTGCTGTCGAATGGACCTTCCGTAATGTAGACAGTTTGACTTTTCTCGATTTTATCGAGACCATAGATTTTTGGTGCGTCATCATTAAACATCACAGTGATATATTTAACAGATTTGGAGTTAAGAGATCTTCCCTGTACGCCTATTAATTCTTGATTATAAAACAAAGGTATAACGATTCTAGGTTCATCGTATTTTAAACTTTCAAACTTTGGAATTATAGTGTTTATCCAAGTCATAAATTTATCACAATAATAAAAAGTATTTGGATTTAATCTCCTATTTTCCAAATACTTTTTTGCTTCTTCATTAGTAGATGCTTTAGGTAAGTTAATCTTTGTAGAAAATTTTGGTGCCTCAAAATTAAATTTTGGTTCTTCTACTGGGAAATTCTTACCTGTTTTTCCTTCTTTAAATTTTTCAAATGTATATTGCTTATGAGTTTCGATATCTAATTGCTTTAAAAAATTATTAAAAGAAACATTAAGTCCACAATTATGACATTTAAAATTTGTATTGTTCTTTACTTGATAAAAATATCCTCTTGCCCTATTTTTATTCTTCTGAGAATCTCCACAAATAGGACAACGAAAATTGTAAAGATTAGTCTTTACCTTTTTGAATTTTTGAAGTCTGGAAGAAATCAAATTGATGTATTTAACATCAACAAAATCCATAATCAAGCCCTATAATCAAGTCGTTCCATTATAGTACTTTGTTGCTGGGGTGTCAACAATTTGTGGATGAAGGGTTGATGACTTGAAAGGTAACTAACTGCGAGCAGTGCTCCCATCGCAATCCAAACACGCTTTTCTATCTGTTGTATTCTTGACAACAAACTGTTAGTATCGATGTCAATTTTATCACGGAGTTTGTCAATTTTTGCAAAGAGTATATTGTCGGTTTCCTCTTGCCGAGTGATCCTTTGCTCATGGACCGCTAATATCTTACTTACATTACTATTTACTTCGCTGATTTTTTCAATGGCATCATCAATTTTTACAAGGATATTTTTAAGATCATCAACTTTTTGACTTAGGATGGCAACCTTAACTTCTTCTTCCATTGTTACTTGGTAATGTCTTTAACCCACCTTCGATAATTTTTAGGCACGCTTCTATAATCAAGGTCTTTAGTTTTTTTTCTTCTTTTAAATCCCATTACAGGTTCGAACCCAGCAATAGGAATTCCCTTAGAAGTAATTCCAGTAGGACCAACGCTATTTGTTGGTGCTCCAGAAGAAACTTCCTCATTAATAGATCTAAAATATTCTATTATTTTATCAATCTTTCCCATTTTTGTTATAAATCTCTTGGAGTTTTGCTAGACAATTCAAATCAATAGGAATGTCGTGAATATAACATCTAGGATGAGATGGAAGTTTATTTAAGAAAATAACGAAAGTTTTCATTATTGACCAAAGATCAGATTCAATTTTATAAAACAACATTGGTGTTGTTGCTTCTCCGAATATATTATAGAGAACAATGAAATGATTTATCAATAAATGGGTTTTCAATTCACCATCTTTTTTATATCGTTTTAAAAGACGCTTGATATATTTGAAATGATTTAAATCCTTATCAAAGTCTTCCTTAGTAACCGCCTGAGGATTCTCATAATGTTTAATTGCAAACAGGAGGAAGTTTTCCTCATTCAGCTCATTGAAAAACATATATTAGTATTGGGTATCAGGATACAGTCATTATGGCAGGAGTAGACGTTACAGAAACATCTCCAGAAGTTATAACAACACGATATCTATAATCATTCTTACTTGTATCAGTGTTAGCAATGCTTACACTAGTAGAAGTTTGTCCGGAAAGGTTAGCAAATGTTCCAGTATCAGGATCCTGCTGCCACTGATAAGATAGTGTCGCGGAAGAAGGAATAACAGAAGCAGAAACGCTAAATGTTGCGGTCTGAGTAGTTCCAACTCCAACAGATACTGGTTGTGAGTTGATTGTAATAATTGCGTCAACAAATACAGAGTCATCGGCGGCATCATTTACAATGCTTGACATCGCAACAAGAACTTCAGATTTAACTCTGAGAACTGGAGGATTTTCCGAGTTATCCATATAAGTTGTAACTCCAACCCAACCAGCGTGTGAAACTCCATATTGAGTATTCGCACCAGCAGAAGTCTCAGCAGAATCTACGCCATAAACATAGGAGTCTTCAGTTCCAGAAGCAGACTCACTATACTTAACATCACCGACCGTATACTTAGGAAGTTGAGAAACTGTAAATTGAACTCCTGAAAGAGAATCTGTACTAAGACCTGAAATTGATGCGATTCTTAATTGAGTTGCGCTAGTAATTCCAGAAATTACAGCATCTCCATAATAAGTTCCAGAGCGATCTCCAAATCTAATTACATCTCCAGTAGATGCAGATCCAACTTGTCCAAATGATGTACCAGATCCAGTTACTATCCAATAAGGATCCACATAACTAAGGGATACTGTTCCAGTAGACCCTACATTGTCATTATTTCCCCAGAGTGCCATGTCTTTACCTGTAAAAAATTATTTGCTATGAAATATTTATAAAAAATGGGGAGTTAAAATTCTCCCCGATTATTGTTTTATTAACTCACTAATGTCAATAAGTCAGGGAGTTGGATCTTTTGCGCCGCCTTCAATTGCCTTGTGGCGAATTTGTTGAAGAACAAATGAAACTAAACCGTTTGCCTGGACTTTTGGATTTGCACCAAGAAACTCAGAAATAATAAGTAGAACTGTTAGAATCGCTGCCTGATTCGCATTATAAAAAGCGATAAGTGCTGCTAAAGACATAATAACCTCCGTATGAAAGTCTATCCTGTCTTATTTAGGAATTTTTATTTTAAAATAAAAGTATCAATCCCAAGCAGATTTATTTTGTCCATATGACTTTTTATAATCTGCTTCATACTTAGAATATCCAGCAGCATCTTTCTTTTCTTTTGAAGTAAATCCGTGCTTCATTACTCTTTGATTA